GGACTTTAGTAATATTTTTAGTAAGTTTATTATATATATCCTTTGAATTATTATTAAGATGTAGAGAATTACTTAAATGCAAGAAGGGACTCTCTATCTTTTCTAATAAAGTATCATTTATAAAGATAGAGCATTCCTCTACAATGTTGTTACCCAAATTTTCAATCCATCTAAATTGCAAATCTGTAGCCGAATATATTTCCGGTAATTTTATATGAAATACTGTATAGTAAAACAGATCACCATAATCAGGATTAATATTAAATGTGTATGTTTTATTATCCCTAAACTGCTGTTTACCTTCATTATGGACTTCCAATCGTTCAATGGAGAAGTTAGTATGCTTTAAATATACACGTTTGAAAAAAGATATTTGTGGGTTACCAATAAAAAAATAATCTTCATTTCCTATTGCCACAAGTTGTAAAAGAGACCCCGTCATTAATAAATCTATTATAATATATATTTATTTAAATTAAAAAAATATACATCCATTAACGAATTAAACTACAATTGGAGGAGCTACGGCTGTAGTTGTGAAATTAAAGAACTGTAATGCCAAAAGTCCACCAAGGATTTGTGCAATAATGTAAAAAGGAAGGTCAATCGTCGGTAACGCCTTTTTGAAAAACATCATAATTGATACAGCGGGGTTAAAGTGTCCCCCGCTAATAACGCCACCAAAATAAATTACTGCTAATAATGCGACGGCAATGGGTATAGGTTTTCCCTGAGTTAAAATTACCGCTAAAAATATAAATGTTCCGACGAACTCAACTAAATACTTCATTATCTCCATAGTCTATATATAGTATCAATATTTTTAATTACGCCCTTGCACAATTAAAGCCGTCATAATTATAAGTATGCTATTAATACACCGGTCGCGATATGTCAATCTAATGTTGAAAATTTAAAAGCATTATATATGCATTATATTGTATATTCAATTATAAACTTACAATGTAGTGAGGTCTACTAAATAGATTTTATTTGAAATAAATTAATTTAGCCGATCCCGCTGCTAATTCCAAAATATTATAATACCTATTATAAAGTAATAATTCGTAATCCTCAACGTCTTTCAAATTTAATTTAAAATCAATGCGTACCTTTTGGATATGACTGAAATTACACTGACCAGATGGTTTTTTTTTATCGGGGAAAAGTGAAAAATTAATAACATATATGGAGTTATTATTACTTGATGGATAATTTTTAAAAAATTCTAATTCCTGAAAGCAACTTTTATCTTTAAATTCTATCCTTTCTATATTATTGAATTTTACTTGCAGTTCTTCTATAATATCCTTTTTAAACGATCTATCTATTATAGGTATTAGATTTTCGGAAGCGTCCACATGTCTAAAACCCCATTGTTCTCTTAGAGATAAAATATCCGCACTTCTAAACGCCTCGTCGTACCCAACAACTATATTTGACGTTGGTCCTGTAGGCACCGCCGCATATAAATTAGGGTATTTCGTCCCCGAAATATCACTTGTAGTATTTTTAGTATCAATAACAAAGTCCTCTAAATAGTGTAATAAGGTTTGACCGCTCCCGCCACTTACATTATATTGGTTGATAGCGGTTTTTAAGAAAAAGTTTTGAAATAAATTGTAATGGGGTTTTTGTATATCATCTAAATTAGTAAAATTAAAGTGTTGGTTAAATTTAGCAGTGTTAGATTTTTTCCTCACAACAATTATTAAATCGCGGGTACATCCGATGGTATCGTAATTATACTGTAACGTTTTATTTTTAGCAGAATATCTTTTGGCGCTTTTTATATCATTTAAATGTGTTTTTCTGTAAATTTCTATAAGAAACTTATGTTCATATGTAAAATAGTTTACCAATTCTTTATTTTCCAAAAAGATATAATTAAGTTTCACTTCGGGATATAATTTGAAATTTTTAGTAATCATTTTTTTCGTTTCATGTTCGTTCAGTTCAAGTTTTCTCCACGGTTTAGTGTTAATTTTAAGTCGCTCACTCGTTGCGGGAAATGATGTTAAATTATAATCTCTAACTAAAAGTAAATCATATATTGAATTTAATTCTAACTCAATTTCTAAATCCATATATTCTAAACAAGTTAGTGGAAAAGGGATCTCCGAAAACCAAACAGGTATAGGAATCGTTAATTTAGTTTCGGATAAATAACCTTGACCTGAATTAGTAGAATCTATATAATTTTGATTAGAAACATATTTAAGTAACGCCTTTTTCTCTTTTTTAAGTAATAGTGTATAATAAAAATATAATGTTTCGGAATCAAATTCCTGAATAGTTTGACCACCTATTTTAAATTTAATACTCTTAATAAGTTTAAATTGTAGGTCTTTGATCCATTTCACGCCGCAAAACGTGTCAAGATTGTAATTAATCTCCGGTAACTTAACTTGAACATAAAACTCTTTAATTAAATCCCCATTTTTAGGAACTTTTAACCTATATTTACTATTAGTGCTAAAATTTTGCCGGGTATTATCTACTTCTTGTTTTAGATCAATTGAATATAATATTTTAGCATAATTATTATATTGGTAAAAAACTTTTTTAAAAAAACTATTTAATGGAGTACCCTTATTTAAAAAACTTCTATTACCTTTATATGAATTTAGTTGTAATTGCCCTCCTGTCATACTAATTACTATATAGATATAAATTTTTAAATTTAAATTTTAGTAGGATATATACATTTATATTTTAACAAAATGAATAATGACCCAATCCAGCAGCAATAATACCTAATATGAAACTGATATGAAACTTAAATTGCATGGACTTGTATATACTCAACCAATTATTAATTTGTTCTTTTGTTTCAATTACCTGTATCATATATTTAGATTTCGGATGTAAAATATAAAAGAAATATGAGATTAAACTTACTATAATCGCACATAAACATCGTACGGCCACCCTATTTTGTTTTAAAACAAACAAATTTAGTAATACAATAAAAACAGAAAGGACAATTCCAATGATATATCCCATTATATATATACGGCGGCGCTCACTTATAATTTTTTTATATGCACCACGTTGTGCGGCATCCAAGGAATCATTTAAATCTTTCTGTGCCTTGGTATATGGTAGGGTGATCGTAAAAAGTATAATTATTTTCGTTATAATAAAAACAAGTGCCAGCAAACCTATATTACTACAAAACATTATATAATAATTTTATATAATAATTTTTATTGAAACCGTATTTTATTCAGTTACCATATTTCAGCGACCCCTCTCCATTAATATAATCAATGACATTGTAATATTTAAGAAAGACGGAAACATCATATTTATACGTCTCTTTCCCTTGGGTTTCTTTTTCTGGATTTTTTAATTCCAAGTCGATACATAAATTATCCAAACTGCTTAAATTGATGGTTCCATTAGGTTGAAGTCGGTTATTGTCTAGACAAAAACTATATAAAATAATATTACTATCAACAGAATTTTTCATTGTAAAATATTTTTCCAAATATCGGTAATAATCTACATCTCGTATAACCTCCCGTTCTTTAAAATCAATACTTAAACCTAATTTTTTTATTGAATTATCTGATTTATAAAAATCGTAATTACCCTTATTTAAAATAGGTATATCCTGAACATTTCTATATCTCCATGTCTTCATAAATTTACGTATACTATCCAAGTCCAATGCATCTTTCTGGGTTATTAATTGGGATCTATCAATACCCTGCCATCCGTATATATTTTGAGATAAATGCCGAAGTTCTGAATGATTGCTTAAATCATCAATATTTAAATTTAAATCGTTTCCATCATATCCCGCTAAACTATTTACAAGTTTACTTTCATTAACCGCCATTATTGATAATAACTTACCTCCCCCACTTTCCATAAAGAAGGGATTAATTAATGCACCGCTCCCACCTCCATCTCTACAAACCTCTATATCAACTAAATTGTTTCTTATCGTACTATTACGCCCCTCAAATTCTACCAATATATTGTCGTTTAAATTAATGATTTCGTTACGGACATTTTTTAAAATAAGTTTATATAAACTGTAAGTATCATCCAATTCATTGCCGGGGTGTATAATATTGATATCTTTAATAGTTGATGAGAAAAATACTTCACTTTGTTCCGTAAATATCGGATTTGTGTTCTCTAACTCTACAATAATTGTATTAGACGTTTTAGTTGATATTTTTATGTCGGATAGGTATGATAAATACTGCGTTTTAAGGGCGGTTTGGGTTTTTGTCTTATTGTCTATTTTAATGTTTTCATAATCTAATAACGAGAGGTTATAATTACTATTCGTAACCATAAATTTATTCTCATCTCTAAATTCTAACCGATTCCCCCTTATATCAAGTGGATAGTTCTCTTCTTCTGATGTAAAATAGACTGATTTTATGTCGTCAGATTCAATATTAGGTAACTTTGTCACGAAACCATTATATAATTTACTATCATTATTAAGATTATACCCTTTGTCTATAATTCTAAATCCTGTTAATTGTTTAGATGTTTCAATTAAATATTCTTGGTGTTTTATAGTAAGTTTATTATTATTTATAGTATACCCCGTTAACGGGATTTTGAAACCGTTTATTTCGGGAATAGATATAGAGACATTTTGTATTTCACCATTTTTAATATTTGTGAAATAATTAAAGTCTACATTAAATAATTTACACGCGTCCACACTTTTATATATAATTTTACCGCAATCTTTATTGAACCCGTGACCGTTATTAGTTACTATTATATTATTACTGGGTATACTGCCTAAAATTAATTTATACTGGGTGTTTATATTGTGAATAGGATTGTAAACCGTATATATATCTTGTTTTAAAGTATCATCCCAAACAATTGCTATTTTTGATACGGGGATTTCATTTTTCCATAACACCTTCTTATTAGAATCAATTTGACCGACTGAATTTATTTTCACGTCGTATTGATCTAAAATATTTAAATCAAGTAATGTATTGTCAACTATTCTATAACTGATCAATGTGCATAATAACCCCTCGTCGTAATTGTAACCCATATCTTCAAAATTGACTTGATACATGTTATTTGAAATTTTATCTAATTTTATATGCCCGTTAAACCCTGAATTATTATCAACTATCTGCCCTTTAAAATCCGATCCCCCATAATCAATTACGCCCTCAACCAAGGCGTCTTGGAAATTATCATCATTTAAGTCATCTAATATAAGCGGCATTTCTAAATGTATTTTTTCTCTTAATCTTAGTCGCCGGTCCCGCTGATTCGTATTTTTTAAAATAAAAACGGGTGGTCGCGTATAACCTTTCCATATACTATCTAATAAATAGTAATTTTCATTAAACGATATATCGTCTAAAAATCCATTTACTATACTATATGTAATATATTCGTGTAATTGGCGTTTACCCCCACCGTAATCATATTCAATATCTTCTAATATTCCAGAAGAATCATTTTTTAATATACTATGATCTAATTTAGCTAAATTTATCGCGTGACCATTATTATTTGAAATAGCAATATCATTGATGTTATCTATATTATTAAATTCTATCTTTGATATACTTTTACCAAATTCTAACCCATACATTTCGTCGGTAAAGTTACCAAATAATAATGTATTATTATGGTTCCTGATATCCTTAAAATTAGGTGTATTATTGTCTAATCCAATTAAAGTGTCGCCGAATTTATTAACCGTAACCGTGGAAATCTCTATTTCATTAATAAAAAGTGTTAAGATGTCATGGGTTTTAATATTAATTTCCAAAAAAGTTTTATCCGCGCAAATAGTTATATAATTATGACTCGTTCCGCCGCATTTTATGGTTTTTATTTCAAAAGAGTTAAATTCGTTAGTAATGTCATTTTCTAAATTATGTATTATTCTTACTGATACGTCGTGTATATTTTTTATATTACCCAAATTTATTATACTCGGTCCATAATTAGTATGGAATATTAAAAACACGTCAGTAACCAATACTTCGGACGGCATAGACGTATAATCTATATTAATACGTAGGCGTTTGTTGCTAATACGACTGTCAAAATTAAGGAGGTTCTTATCTATATTATATACATTATTGAAAAATATTTTATAGTCCAAATCATATTTATTAATGGGTGGATAATTAATATCTAGTTGCGGTTTTTCAGTATTTTTCATTTTAATATTAATATTTTCAGAATTATTAGGGTAAAACATAGGGACAATTTCATAGTCAAAAATGTTATCTCGCAGCTTTATATTTTCTGGAAAATTAATCTTGGAAATTATTTTACCAACACATACCTTTGTATGTTGGGATAATCCACATCCAGCATCTAATATTTTTAGTTTGTTTTCTTCCAATTGTAAAGATGGAGCATTAATTTTATTATACGGATCATGAAATTTAATACTTAAATCCATGGGAATATCATGTTTTGGGAGAAACGTGAGTTTTTTAAGAGTCCCGCCGACGAATATTTCCCCTCTTTGGGTAAGAATATAATTATCTATTAACTTACATTCGGATATGGTGCCATTTTTAATTGTCCCAGTGCACCCCAACTTCTTACAGTTAGGACCGTCTTTAATATATATGTCAGGTAGGGTTGTATAATTATTTCCTCTAGTACCAATCTCTATACTACTACAATATAGTTGTGGTTCTACATTGAATTCCGTATAATCGTCATAGACCACTTCCTCCTTAATATGCACTGATTGTATTTTTCCATTATGTAGACGTATATCTGAATTAATTATTCTATTATTGTGATCTGTAATTATAGGATTTTTAATATAATTCTCACCATCATTTAAAACCAATAAATATTTTAACATCATATCATAGATTATATCATATTTTGCACCCAGTTCATTTACTAAGGATAGTTTCGGTTTGGAAGTAAGAAAATCTAATCCTTCTAACTTTACTATATCTCCTGAAATATCGGTCACACGCCCCTTTTTAATAATACAGTTAAATGGATTGTTCGTTTTACTAAAAGTTCCCAGATTCCTTATAAAATCAGTGTTCCCATTACCGTATTCCAGAGATTCTTTATGAGCTAAATTAGTAAAATAATTTTGGAGATTTCTAATATCTTGATTTTCATAATCATTGTTTGAAAAATTACTCCACTCATTCATCATATGAAGGTCATTCCGCTTACTAATAATATACATTGATTTTACCGGGTGGAACTCGTTAATATATAATTTTTGCTTACCTACTAAATTTTTAAAGGTTAATTTCTTATTAAATGTAAATGTCTGACTTATGTTTTCTAATGCGAATTTTTTACGCTCTACATTATCTAAAAATATATATTCAACTTCCAAATTAGGAACAAAATAATTTTGAGTGATATTTTTAGTAAAATTAAATATATTTTTATTTGGATCTACTATGCGTTTCTTATAATCAACAACATCCTGTATATAATCTGGTGCTATAGGTTTATTTAAAAATTTATAAACCCTTATAAACCCAGCATTGTCGTAAATATGTGGTATGCCTATCGCAACCATATTACCTGAATTATCCAACGAAACTGAATGACCAATAAGATCATTATTTACATACCCTGTCATATTTTCATTTACTCCAACCTTATTCCAAACTGACCCCGCGTCTTCATATACACTAACGCCGCCACGGATATTATTATTTTGTGGATAACCATCAGTGTCAGCAATAACTTTATCGGGATATCCTACAGCAATTCTGCTACCAGTCGCATTCAATGAAACCGCCCAACCAAACTTGTCGTCTTTCTCTCCGGAGAGATCAGTAAGGGCATCGCCAGCCTGATCCCAACTTCCGTCATTATATACGTAAACCGCTGCCGAACCTTTCAGCGAAGTAATAGAGCAGCATGGTGAACCAATAGCAACTCTATCCCCGGACGCGTTTAAGCAAACAGACCAACCCATATTATCACCATTTGTCGTGCCCGTAATATTGGCGCCGCGTGCCTCCCAACTTTTAGTTGATGAATTATACTGATATGATTGAACTTCGCCGATCGTATTATTTCCGGTTTCACTACCAGGGATACCATATACTACTTTATCCCCTTCACCGTTCAGTGATACCGACCATCCAGCGCGACCACCGTCAACGTTGCCATGCATATCCCCGCCAAGTTGATTCCAGCTACCGTCCCCCTGCAATGAATATATATCTACTGAACCGCTACCCGCGCCAGCAGAGGTGTTAAATTTTATCCCAGATGCAACCCGGGTTCCTGTAATATTTATTGAAACATCCCATCCAGAATGCCCACCACAAGAGTCTGCCATAGTATTTTCCCCTAATTTTACCCAAGAACCATTTTGATTGGAATCGGTGACAAATTTATATGTACTTATCAAACCGGAATTAAGATCACCGCATACATAATTGGGCGCACCCGACACTAATGTATGACCGTCACCATTTAATTCAACTGAAAATCCCCCAAGACTATTAGCACTCGGTCCAATCATATCGTTTATATTCCCCATTATATTCCACACCGTTCCATTCCATTTATATGCTCTAACTGCCCCAGCAAATACCCCCCCGACGTTATTCCTCGGCAATCCGAACGCTACTATATCGCCGACCGAATTAAGAGAAACATCTGTGCCAGCCGCATCGCCCAGACCATCATGACCTACCCCACCAGACATGTCGTTACCCCTTTGTGTCCAAATATTTGAAAACAGTTCATATACTCTTACTAAACCTCTACCGTTTTGACCACCTGGTATACCGATGGCTATTATGTTACCCGCCGCGTTTAAGGAAACGGATGTCCCTACTGCGTCGCCGCCGCTTGATCCGCCAAGGTTTTGTTGATCACCTATTATGCTGCCATCGCTTGACCAAGATGATCCGTCTAACTTATATATTTTAACAACTCCGCCACCAGTAGCATAAGGACGTCCGATCGCCACCACATCACCCGCAGAGTTTATTGAAACCGAGTTAATAGAATCCAATGATACAGATTCACCTCCCTGCATATTATCGTCACCGAGTTTATCCCAAGCGGCGGCGACGCTGTCAGACGCGGCGGTATATTTATACACCCTTACCAACCCAGAGTCTCCCGCCGACGAGCTACTACCCCTAGAACGTATTGCAATAGCAACTTTATCACCCACCGCATTTAAGGAAACCGACCAACCAGTTAACCAACTATATGCGGCCTCAGGCATGATGATTTTGGGACCGAGTAGTTTCCACTCTTCATTTTGGTAATTATATATTTCTACCCCACCCATCGTCGTGTTACTCCCGGGCATCCCAATCGCTACTCTATTGCCAGCGGAATTAAACGAAACTGACTGACCTGCGAATTGATCAGCCGATCCCGAGATAGTTCGTTTCCCCCCCCATATAAAGGCGGTTGGGGGAGTGTATTCATATACTTTAGTGAGACCTTTATTGCTATTTAGTCCGGGAATTCCAACCGCAATTTTATTACCAATATCATTTAGTGAAACTGAATATCCTGTTAAATCATTAGATGTATCGCCTGACAAAACTATCCCCGAAGTATTATTGGCAACAATCAGGGGTTCCCATGAATTGCTGGTACTGTGATATTCAAATACGCGGACCAATCCTTTTGCAGAATCCTCGTTTGGACTTCCTACCGCTACTCTGTCGCCAACTGAATTTAAGGAAACTACATATTTCATAGGAGCGAGATCGGAGTGAATCTTATTATTGATTAATTGATTACCCAATAAGCGCCAAATACCTTCATGTAATTCATATACAGTAACGCATGCAATCTGGTGTACCTCATCCGTCGCCTTTGTCCCTGGAATCCCAACCGCCACACGATCGCCCAATGAATTAATAGATATGGAGAATCCTTCCCGATGAACGACGTTTGGTGAACCGTGTGTGTGATTAACTATATTATCGTCCTTACCTACATGAATCCATCTGGGTAATTTTGTATCACTCGGTTGATTCCTGCCATACGGTAATTCGTTTAAAATCATGGGAGTAGTTTGAACATTATATTCTGTATCATCTAATAAAAATAATCTAGAGGGTTTAATCGGACTGTTCAATGTTATATTTGTTTTTTCTATAATAGTGTATAGGTCTTTTAGAGGTCTTAGTTTTATTTCTACAAAAACTTCTCGTAGTTTATTAGATACAAGTGGAATAAATGATTTTTCTCGGAAAAAACAAAATAATAGTGGGATATTCAGTGAATATTCTTTAATAGACGGGTTAGTATTATAATCCTTCTTAATGAAAAAATTGTTACCACTTACATCTCCCATAGTAGCGGTGTGGGACGGATAAACATCATTATGATAAGGGCTATGTAGTTCGGGCACATTTCCAATTAACTTATCAAAATTGGATATTTTATCATTATCCAATAATAGGTCTCGGTGAGCTATTAAAAAATCACCATCTATCTCCTCAATTAATATATCATCGTAATATAGTCGCGCATACTCTATAATATTCGCCCCAATATTTTTTATCCAAGTAAATTCACCCAAATGACCACCATGTGAATAGATATGGGGTAATTTTAATTTAAGACTAATAAATTTTACGAGTTCTGCATTCCTTAATATTCTAAATTTAAACAGGGAACACCTATCATTCTCCATATAACTTGTATCTTCGTAGTCTATTTGGTTAGATTGTTTGGCAAAATTGGTATGTTGTTTATAAACATATTTCCAAAAACATATTTTAGGATTTCCAGTTAATTGTATGTCGGACCGTCCTTTATATTTTAACTTAATCCTACCGCGTGTCATCTATCATATATATTTTATAATAGTTTTAACTGAATTACTTATAATATAAATTTAGTAGAAATATGAAAATAATTTAGTAAAAATATTATGACTTAAATAAATATCTACCTTTTGGTTGTCATTGAATTTAAATAACCAAAATCGGGGGACACAATAGATATTATGCTCGTGTAATACTATATCGATTGAATTAACGTGTGAATAATTTTCCTTTGGGAGCTGGGAATATTTAAAATGCGAGTCCTTTTTTAATTTAGTAAAAAAATGACTAAATTTCGGATTAATTAGCGTAATTGTAGTACTCTGGCGAGGACGAATAAGACACATTTCATTCGTATGCGTCATATAATTTTCAGTTTCAGTATCCACACTTATATATTTTTCTTTAATTGTAAGGGCGGTTTTTAATGAATAGGTGTCGATGTTATATTTTAAAGTATTATCTTCTATAAAGACTATTACTAAAGGATTAAGAGTCATATATAAATCGTTTCCATTAATATTATCTAAATTTTGCTGAATAATTTCATATTTTGTAGTTTTACCATTATATTTATAAAAATGGAAAGTTATTATGGTTATTATAAGTGCAACTACTAGTATAGCGACCGCTTTAAGTGATACCTTGTTCATTAATATAACAAATAAAATTATAATTTAAAGT